CGGATATAAATAGTTTGCCAGTAATAAGCCTAAACGTGACAGGACGTGAGGGCTCAGGTACTTCTGTGACTGTAATAGACCAAGAGTCTAAAGATGTTACTCAAACAACAAATTTCTCCTACATACAAGGAGAGTCTCTTACGCTTACTATAGAAGACCAAGTCTTTATAGATAGGCTTGAGAAAAACAGCACACTATCTGTTATACTATACAATGAAACTGTGCCTTTATACAGAGACATTATTAGGTTTAGAGGTGAATTAAATACTGCAAACGAATATACTCAGTACAACAATGAAGACGATTACTTTATTTATGAGTCTGAGCAATTCGAGGAAGATGACCCTCATGTTGATTACGGAGGAGGAGACATTAGCGGTTCTGAAACAGGTTCTAGCAATGTAACAACTTATGTTCCTATAGACTTAGAAGGTAAGACTGTTATAGACCTTCCTGATGACGTAATTACACCTAGTGAAAACTATTCTGTTGTTTATGACACAAATAACAATGGTAGAGGTGAGATGAGAGGTGGCTCTTCTTATGAGATTCTTCAGGCTTCTGAGGAGACTCAAGGAGACTTCAAGGTTCGTTCTGCTGAGTATGGAACGTTCAACAGTAGCCCTTCTAGCTTAGAGTCTGTTACTGTTTACCAATATAATTTTAACAGTAATACAGGAAACACATTTGGATATCATCCAAGCCAACTTGACTTATCAGTTAACCCTGATTTGATAAACACATTAGAAAGCTACGCTCCAACTGTAGGTGATTTTAAGTATTTCCACTTTAGAAACGGAAGAGACGAAGCATTTAGTGATACAGTAACTCTTCTTGAGATGAGAGAAGAGAACTCCTTAGATAACTCTGCATTTGAAACAACGGTTTACAAAGAGGACTCTATATCTGATTGGACTGTAGGTATGAGTATTTATTCTGATGCTACAGGCACTTCTGTTACTGATAACTATGTAGACACTTATGCGACAACAAACGACATAGACAGATATCATTTTATATCTAAAAACTCATCAGGAGTTTGGGTTTTGGTTAGATGTACTGATGGAATAGTAACTCACGTTGAGGCTGTAGATTCAGTTAACTATGTTAGGTTAGCTGAGATGTATTCTGTCTCTATAACTACCAATCCTTATGAGACTAGACCTACAGGTAAGATATCTTCGGTTAAGCCTTGGATAGAAGCTAAACTAGCAGACCCTGACGCTGTTTTCTATAGAGGCTCTCAGAGTGTAGATTATACTACTGTTAAGTTCTCTATTAATGGGAACTCATACAACAGGGATAGATATAGAAAGGTTTTAGACTTAGAGGGTGGTGTATTAGGTTCTGTAGGAAGTAGAGTGTACAGTCACATAGGTCCTTTAAATGTACAGAATGTATTTCACAAGCAATTAGTAAGTACGGATGGAGATAGCTCTCTTATTGGTGCTAGCGATGAAGATAGATATGGAGTAGGGGTATTTTCACCTTGGAAAGACTTTGTAAACAACCTAGAGTTCAATGAGCAGCCTTGGTTGTTATTAGAGATAGACAAAGCAACTGGTCTTATATCAGATAGAGAGTGGATAAACCTTTAGAGAAATTGTTATATTTATAACACAATAAAAGAAAATGGAAAGTAAAAACATTAGAGTAATAGAATTATCTGGATACCAGACCCCTGTTGTACAAGAGCAGTACAATAAAGATTGGGTTAAGTATGGAGAAGATAACAACTATTTCAAGCTACTTATAGATAATTATATGGGTTCTCCTACCAACTCTCGTTGTATCAATGGTATTGTTGATATGATTGCTGGTAGAGGACTAGAGGCTACAAATAGACAAGAAAAGCCTGAGCAGTATTTAGAGATGAGAAATCTACTAAGCAAGAAGACTGTTAAGCGTATTGCTCACGATTACAAAATGCTAGGTCAAGCTGCTATACAGGTAACATACAATAAAAGAAAGAATAGAATATTAAAGGTATCTCACTTTCCTATGGAGACTCTAAGAGCTGAGAAGTGTGATGCTAGTGGTATTATAAAAGCATATTACTATCACCCTAAGTGGGAGGATTATAAGACTACTGATAAACCAAAAAGAATACCTACCTTTGGTAATGGAACTAAAAAGCAACAGAACGAGCTTTATATTGTAAAGCCATACAGAAGCGGCTTTTATTATTATGCCCCTGTAGATTACAATGGATGTTTGCAGTATTGTAACCTAGAGCAAGAGGTTTCTAATTATCACATAAACAACATTAAGAATGGACTACAACCTAGCTTGTTAATCAACTTTAACAACGGTACACCTCCAGAAGAAACTCAAGCTGCTTTAGAGCGTAAGATATACGAGAAGTTTAGTGGTTCAAGTAATGCTGGTAAGTTCATTATTGCGTTTAACGAGTCTCAGGATACTAAGGCAGACATTGAGCCAATACACTTGCCTGATGCACACGCACAGTATCAGTTTATGTCTGATGAGGCTAGAGAAAAGATTATGTTAGGTCATGGCATCGTTTCTCCTATACTTTTAGGGATAAAAGATAACACAGGGTTCGGTAACAACGCAGAGGAGCTTAGAACGGCTGCTGTGCTTATGGACAACGTTATTATAAGACCTTTACAGGATGGTATTATAGAAGCTCTACAGGAAATATTAAATTTTAATGGAATTGACTTAGACTTATACTTTATAACGCTACAGCCTATTGAGTTTACAGAATTAGACAATATCTCTACTAAAGTAAAAAGAGAAGAGGAAACTGGAGAAAAACTTAGCTCACAAGTTGAGGAAGAAGAGTCTCTAGAGGAATCTCAAGTTGAACCTAAAGACGAAGAGGAATAATGGCAAGAAAAGCACTATTTATAAGCGTAGCTGATTTAAAGAAAAGGTCAATGATTGAAGGCAATGTTGACTCAAGCAAGATTGTGCAATACATTGAGGTTGCTCAGGACTTGCATATACAGAATTATCTAGGTGGTAAGTTATACAAAAAGATGCAACAGTTAGTTGTTAGCGGTGATATTGTAGACCTAGACAACACTAATTATAAGACGTTATTAGACGATTATATTAAGCCTATGCTTATATGGTATACTCAGTCAACGATACTGCCTTATATGATGTTCTCTATTAGTAATGGAGGTGTAGGTAAGCACATATCAGAGAATAGCGAAACAGCTACTCATGATGATATGACTTATTTAGCACAAAGAATGAATGATACTGCTGAATTTTATACTAAGAGGTTCTTAGATTATATGTGCAGTTATTCTAACTTGTATCCAGAATATACTAGTAGCAGTAATGAGGATATGCATCCTGACAGAGATGTTAATTACACAGGGGGCTGGTATATATAATGAAGAAAGATGTAAACATATACAAACCTAAAGAGGCTAATATTATAAAGTTGAAAGAGTATTTAAAGAATAGCGACAAAGTGAATATTAGTAATTTATTAAAACAATACAAAAACAAATAAATGAGTTGGGGAGAAATATATAACACAAGCTGGTGGGGTGTAGCTTTAGATACTGCAAGGACAGTAAAAGCAAGACCAGACTTTTTTGGTAGTCAGTTAAATTTACTTACAAGTGAGCAGCCTAATTTGGTTACTAATGGGGATTTTGCAACTGATAGTGATTGGAATTTTAATACAGGGTGGTCTATGGGAGATGGTAAGGCAATATCTGATGGTAGTG